AACGTCGAATCGATCCAGAGCCTCACGACCGCAGAGGCCGGCCGACTCCGGAAGATCCTCGAAGCCGGCGAAGGGCTTCGTATCGAGTCGCTCGCCAAACAGATCGAGGACCGTCTCGAAGTCACGACCGCCAAAGCGCTGTCGTTGGCACGTGGCGAGACCGCCAAGCTCAACGCACAAATCACCGCCGACCGACACGTTTCCGCCGGCATCACCGAATACACGTGGACGACGGCCGGCGATGAACGCGTGAGCGACGCACACGCAGAGCTCGACGGCGAGGTCTTCAAGTACAGCGACCCACCGACGGACGCCGACGGCAACACCGGCCACCCTGGCGAGATCAGGCCGAACTGCCGCTGTGTGATGTACCCGGTGATTCCGGACTTCGACTGATGACCCGCACCGAACGCCTCGCGCAACTCCTCCGTGAGCACAAGCGCATCGCCATCGTGGGCGGGCCCGGTACCGGAAAGACGACGCTCTCCGCGAACGTCCGTGATCGACGCGTTGTCCACACCGACGACTACATCGATCGCCCGTGGGCCTCTGTCCCCGACGACGTGATCCGAGCCTGCGATGGTCTCGAAAGCTTCGTTGTCGAAGGCGTGCAAGTCGCCCGCTCACTGCGCCGCGGCCTCAAGGTCGACGCGGTCATCTACCTCGACACCATGCACCGCGACGCGACGGCTCCGATGCGGTCGATGACCAAGGCCGTCGACACTGTGTTCCGCGACTGGCGCAGCGCCGACCGCCTCACTCCCGTCTTTTCCCCGGACCGCTGAGCTATGGCGAAGTTCTTCCCGCAAGAGTTCCAGCTCGATTCGCTGGACGAAAGCGAACGTGCGGTTTCTGTCGTCGCTTCGACGACGGCGTTCGTGTACTCGCCCGAGCAGTATCAGGACGAGAACCAGGTCTGGCACACACGCGAGGTCTACGAGGCCATCGTCGAGTGGGACCTCGAGCGGTACCTGAAGAACCCGGTCATTCTCTGGGGGCATCAAGCGTGGGACGTCCCGATCGGGACCGCCGCGTCTGTCGAGTTCGATCCGACGACGGGCCTGCAGATCCGCATCAAGTTCGCGACCGAGCGCGCCAACAAGAAGGCCGAAGAGATCTTCCAGGCTGTCCGTGAAGGCCTCGTGCGTGCCACCTCCGTCGGCTTCACGCGCCTCGCTGTCCTCACCGAGGAAGAGCGCGACGGCGCCATCTATCGCCGCATCCGCGCCGAGCTGAGCGAGCTCTCGGTGGTGGGTGTTCCGGCTGACGAGGACGCGCTCGCCCGCGGAACTCGCGGCCAGCTTGCCGGCGACGGCTCGGTCACCATTCACCCCGAGACCGACGAGGAGCGCAAAGAAAAGCTCTCCGCGGCAGCCAAGGCGCTGTCCGCAGCCCGCAAGACGGGCGTGAAGCTCGACTCCACGGATGACGACTTCCGCTTCGACGCGGGCTCGCGTCTCGATCCATCGAAGGTCCAGCGCACGCCAGTCGGCGGCATCCGCGTCACGGCGCGAATCGCTCGAGCCGGCATCCTCAACTATCGCAACCGAGACGGCTCGGTGCGGCGCGAGTACCGCCCGCTGGATGAGGTGTCGCGAGCCGAATCACTCGCCTCGTTCGAGGGCGCGCCCGTCATCGACTTCACCGATCACGTGAAGCTCGTCACGCCCGAGGACTTCCGCGGCAAAGCCGTGGGCCACACGTCGAACGTCCGCATGGACGGCGAGTACGTCGTGGCTGACCTGTGGATCAACGACGCTGACACGATCGAACTCATCGACCGCGGCGAACGCGACGAGATCAGCGCCGGGTACCGCGCAAAGGAGGACCGCACGCCGGGCTCCCACCGCGGCCAAACCTACGACCTGGTCCAGCGAAAGATCGTCGGAAACCACGTTGCACTTTGCCCGCCAAACCGCGGGCGTTCCGGACCCGAGGTGGGTCTCCGGTTGGACTCAATCGGCGGGTGGTCCGCCATGGAGACAGATGAAATGACCGTCAAAATCAAACTCGATGGCAAGGACTACGAGTTCGGCTCCGAGGCGCACATGGCGAAGCTCGACGAGCTGCACGCGAAGGAGCTCGCCACCAAAGATCAGCAGATCGCCGATCTGACCAAGGCCAACACCGAAGGGCGCGCCAAGTTCGACGCCTTCGAGGCTGAGACCAAGGCCGAGCGCAAGAAGCGCGAGGAAGACGAGGCTGCCGCCAAGGAAGAGGCCAAGAAGGCCGACGAGGCCAAGAAGGCGGAAACGAAATCCCGCATGAAGCGCGCTCTCCGCGCGGCTCGCATCATGGAGGAAGACGACGAGGAGAAGCTCGACGGTCTGCTCGACATGAGCGACCGCGAGATGATGCTCGCCGCCATCAAGCACGTCGACCCCGAGTTCGCGAAACTCGACGAAACCGACGACTACATCCGCTGTCGCTTCGACTCGCTCGAAGATCCGGCCACCCGTCTCGACGGGATCGGCGGCGTCGTCGAAGCGGTGCAACGCGCCAAGCAGACCGAAGCCAATTCCCCCGACGCTGCGCGCGCTCGGATGCAGGCCCGCAACCGCGACGCCTGGAAGACCCCCAGCCAAGGAGCCAAGTAACATGCCCCCCGTACAGACCGCAGTTGCCGCGGCGCCCGCGATTGGCGTCCCTGGCCAGGAATACGACGCCGGGTTCTCCGACGTCGTCACCAAGATCGCCAGTGAAGCGATCCCGTTCGGAGCGTTCGTCGCCTTCGTTGCGGCCGGTGCCTGTGAGCTCCCCGATTCGTCGGGCGAGGTCACGACCGCCGGCGGTTGCGGCGTCGCGCTGCTCGACCAGACCAAAGCCAGCCAAGGCGGCTACGAAGCGGGTGATGCTGTGCGCGTGCTCGTTCGCGGTCGCGCCTTCGTGCTGAACGAGGAAGCGATCACACACGGCGACGCCGTCTACGTGCGCCACACCGCTGCAGGCGCCGAGCAGCAGGGGGCGTTCCGCAATGACGCGGACACGACCGATGCGACCATCCCGCCCGGCATGCGCTGGTTCCAAGGGGGCGCCATCGGTCAGGCCGTCATCGAAGTCGGTTACGGCGGCAGCGCTGGTTCGACGGGCGCGACTGGCGCCACCGGAGCAACGGGCCCCACCGGACCCACCGGCTAACACACCAGGGGCGTCTCCTCCTTCGCGAGCGCGGACGCCCCGCTTCCTCACACATCGACCATCGAGGGTCACGTCCGTCCCTGGGCGCCATCACGGCGCGGACCGGGGGTGCGGAGGTGCGTCCTCTGCACTGACCCAAAAACGGAGTTTTTCCCATGCGTGACAACTTCATCCGCCGTGCCCTCGCCGCGATCGACGAGAGCAGCAACGAGCGTCTCGACTCGAACGAGACCATGTTCCTCGAGCGCGAGCTGACCCAGCTTCGCGCCAAGACCTACGACGTCGAGTACGCGCCGCTCATCGGCCGTCAGCTCGTGCCGATCGCAAACGACATCGCCCCGTCCGCCGACAAGTACGCCTACAAGGTGTACGACCGCAGCGGCAAAGCGAAGGTCATCGCGAACGCGAGCGACGATCCGCCGAACATCGAGGCAACCGCCAAGGAAGTGACCGGCAAGGTCTACACGGTCGGCGACTCCTACAAGTGGTCCATCATGGAGCTGCGCGAAGCTGCGCGCACCAGGACACCGCTCAGCGAGAAAAAGGCTGCCGCAGCTCGCGACGCCATCGAAGTAGCGATCGACGAGATGCTGTTCGAGGGCGTCCCCGCGGACGTCTTCCAGACGAACCTTGTCACCACGGGCCTGTTCAACAACGCCGACGTGGTCAGCCAGACCGTCGCGTCGCTGACCGATTGGGTCGACGGCACGAGCGTCGATACGATCCTCGGCGAGATCAACGGAATGTTCACGAGCGTCTTTGCCGGCAGCCGTCAGCGCTGGGCGGCCGACACGCTGGTGCTCCCGTCGGACCGCTACGCGTTCATTGCACAGCGCAAGCTCGGGACCAACAACGACACCACGGTGCTCAAGTTCTTCCTCGCGAACAACCCGTTCGTGAAGGCCGTGCTCCCCTGGCATCGACTCGACACCTACGGCACCAACGGCAACGGGCGCGCGCTCGTGTTCCGCAAGGACCCGATCGTGCTCGAAGGCGTGGTCCCGCAGGAGTTCGAGCAGCTCCCGCCCCAGGCGCGGAACTTCGAGTTCGTGGTGCCCTGCCAGGCGCGCTGCGGCGGCGTGATGGTCTACCAGCCGAGCGCCATGAAGTACGGCGACTTCGCGGCGTGATCGTCGTCGCGCTGAAGGAGCTCAACTTTCCTGGGTACGGGGTTCGCCTTGTGCCCGGGGAACACGAGATCCAAGAGCCAATCTCGCAAGGTCTGCGGGCCACGCTCGAGCGGCATGCTCGCGCGGGGAATCTGCGCATCTTGCTGACGCCGCAGGCAAAACCGGCACCCGTGCCCACCGTCCAGGTGAGCATTGCTGGCGTCGTCTGTGAAGACACCGCGACCGAGGAAACGGTGGTCACTGAGCCGCCGAAGCACAAGCGCAGCAGGCGCCCCAACAAGCCCTGATCCACATGCTGTCCGCCGACGAGTTCATCATCCGCTTTCCCGAGTTCGAGACAGCGGGCCCTGCCATGGTGCAGGGTGCGTTGGATCTGGCGGCGGCCGGCATGAGTGTCTGCGTCTACGGCGAGCGCTTCAACGAAGCCCAGGGTTACCTCGCGGCGCACAAGCTCGCGGTCTCGCCATACGGCAAAGACGCGCGACTCAGCGACGACAAGGGCATGAGCACCTACTTCGGCGAATTCCGGCGCATCCGTGCCGAGGTTTCGCCGCGGATGATGGTCACGTGAACGCGAAGATTGTCACCCGCGACAACGGCGCCGACGCGCTAATCAAGGCCTTGAAGGGGGCCGCGAAAGTGAGTGTCGGCATCCACGAGACCGAGGGTGCTCAGGCGCACGAGGGCGAGGAGCTGACCATCGCCGAGATCGGCAGCATTCACGAGTTCGGCGCCCCTGCGGCCGGCATCCCCCAGCGTTCCTTCATTCGCGACTGGTTCGACGAGTCGCAGGCCGACAACGAGGCGACGCTACGGAACATCGGGCGCGGCATCGCTCAGGGGAAGGTTGAGAGCGTCGACCAAGGCCTCGACATGTTCGGTGCCAAAGCGGCCGGCGACGTCCAAAAGCGCATGCGTGACGGCATCGAACCGGCACTGGATGACAAGACCATCGAACGCAAGGGCAGCTCGACTCCGCTGATCGACAAGGGTCAGTTGTTTCAAGCCGTGACGTGGAAGGTCGACAAGTGATCCGCTGGTCCCAAGTCGCTCCTGTCCTCATCGAGGTCTTCTCGGGCATCGCGCTCGAGGTACCGGTCGAGCCTGCGTTTCCCGCACAATGGGCGGAAGGCTCGAAAAAGTTCGTCCATCCGCAGATCGCCGCCGAGCTTACGCTCAAGGTGACGAGCGTCATCGGTGAGCCCGGCGACGAGCGGCGCTACGAGGAAATCACCGTCACACCGACGAGCGGTGCCCCCTACACGATGCTCCAAGAGAGCGTGGTGGGGATGCGTCGATTCGTCTTGCAGGTGCGGGTCGAGTCGTTCGCTCACACGCCGGACGCCGACCGATGGTGTTGGTCGATGGTCGAGCGGATCCGAACGTCCCTCAAGTTCACGCGCATCCAGCAACGCTTCCAAGAGGTGAACGTTGCGGTGCTCGACGCGGACGGCACGACCGCCGACGCGACCTACACGTTCGACAAGCGACGCGTGAATGCCGCTGTCCTAGATGTCACCTTCTACGCGGCATTCTGCCTGTCCGACTCCGTGCCCATGAACTGGATCGAGCACGTCGAGCTACAGCGCCGCATCAAAGGCGTGGGCGACGCGCTGCTGCCGACACCGCCGAATGGGGACGAGTACGTCCCTCCCCTACCGACTCCCTGACCGCGGCCCTTTCGCGCGGCTGAACAACACGACCGAACCCCCAGGCGTCGCCCCATCGCGTCGCCAGGAAAGGCACATCCATGGCTTCCCTCGACACGATCGTCAACGTGACGGTGACGCGGCAGACGCGCGCGCCCTCTCAGCGTGGCTTCGGCACCCCGTGCCTCGTCGCCTACCACACCAAGTACCTCGCTCGGATCCGCGAATACTCCGCATCGTCGGAGCTCGTCACGGACGGTTTCGCTACGACGGACGCCGTCTACGAGGCCTTCGAGGCCATGATGGCGCAGGACCCCTCGCCCACCTCGATCAAGGTCGGGCGCCGGGCGAACGCCTACACCAAGATCTTCCACGTCATCCCGACGGTCACCACCGCGGGAACCGTGCACACGGTCGAGTGGGACGGCGTGGAGTTCTCGGTCACCGTCCAGCCGGGCGACGCCGTGGCGGACATCGTCGACGACTTCGTGGCGGCAATGGCCGCCATGGTCGACGGCACGCCGACCGACGGCACCACGCATCTCGTGCTCACGGGTGACACGCCCGGCGTGATGCACAAGCTCCGGGTTTCCTCAGGGCTCGACATTCTCGATGCCACCACGGACCCGGGCCTCGAAGCGGACCTGAACGCCATCGAAGCGGCGGACGCTGAGGCGGAGCTCGGCGGCTGGTACGGCACCGTGCTCGATAGCCAGTCGGCGGCCGAGATCGAAGCTCTCGCGGATTGGATCGAGTCGCGTGTGCAGGTTGCCGGTGTGCAGTCCTCCGACTGGGACATCAAGGACGGCAGCGAAACCGGCGACATCGCGAGCACGATGGTCGACAACGCGTACACGCGAACGATCGGGCTCTACCGTCGGAGCAACGATGAATACGCGGTAGCGGCGTGGCTCGGTCACGAAATCCCGCGCAACCCCGGGCAGGCATCGTGGGCCTACAAGACGCTCGCCACGATCACGACGGACGCACTTGCGACGTCCGAGCAAAGCGCGATCGAGGCCAAGAAGTTCTCGCACTACACGCGTATCGGCGGACGCAACGTCACCTACGAAGGCCGCACACCGTCCGATGAGTACATCGACCTGATCATCGGAATGGACTTCAGCACGGTCCGCATGAAGGAGACGATCTTCGGGCTCCTGGCGGACAACCCCAAGCTGCCATTCACGAGCACGGGCATCGAGGTACTCCGAAGCGGCGCCCTCTCCGTGCTCAAGCTCTGCTCGAGCGCCGACTACCCGATCTACGACCCGCTTTCGCTGGTCGTCACGGCGACCCCGCTCGCAGACACCACCTCGGCAGACC